ATCGTAACTGTTGACCTCAGCCGTATGGTAATCAAGTATCAGCTCTAGGTTTACATAATAACTCCAGTCTGGCAGCAATTGCACATTCCATTTCTTCATGTAGTCACTCAACCGCTTAGCCTTTGATCGAAAATCAGCGACACAATGACAATTACGCAGTAACCGCGGTAATATATCGCCATCATTGAGGTCGAGTGCACACGATACCATCTGTAACCCGTAACCAAGCCGGTCACCATAATTATCTACAAACGACTTGTCTATAACAAAATCAGTACGCAGCCGCCCCTTTTCCTCTTCTGAAAAGGTATCTGTGGCCAACAGTCTCAAATCACGATCACCGCTGGATACATCAAGCTGCGTGGAATTATCCGATAATATTTCTTCTAGCCCCAACCTAACCGTCGTCGTGTCGGCTAGATACTTGTCAAAACCATTATCTGATAAATACTGTGGCACGTTCTCAATCCGAATCCTCTTGGCATGTTGTAACATGCCCATCAGACTATTGAAATCATCATGGTTCGAAACTCGGTTTAATGGTGAATGGGACAACTCTGAATACAAACTCTCCGTCCGCTGGTTCGATATTTTCTCTAAATACGTAGTAATCGTCATAGACTCTGCCATAATAGCTTTGCGCGTGGATTCGTCTGGACATGAAGTGCCGCAAACGATCTTGAAAATAGGTGAAATACTCTTTGTCCTGTATGGCACGAAACCCAGGTATAACATAACTAGCATTGAGCTTCTTAACCTGAAACGGATTATGTTCCCCGAGTAAATAGTACATCCTCCGAAACGCACCATATGTCATATAATTTTTAAAAATATTACTTAGTTTGAAGACTTTGCAACTATTTGCATCTTTGACTGATTCACGATAGAATTTGAATTCGAATAAGTTATCCATTCGATTATGTGCCAGATAATCTATCTTATAAAGGGGTGAACTATTAGTATTAAAATGATCACTATACTCAATCACCTCGTGAAGTGGGTTTCCATCCCAATACTCACCTACAGGTTTAACTCCTCGGAAATCAATAACCATAGAATTCCCAGAAGCCAGTCGTTCTTGATCAGATAGCCCAACCAACGAGAACCTATTCCATCGGGAATTTTGTAACGCATGCAAGTAATTGCAAAATATGTAATCCTGTGGCGCAACCGGGGTGTCACGACTAACACCAAAAGGATCAATCAAG